TGGTTCTACAAATTTCTTCATAGCGTTTTCCTTTTATCTCGGTTTCATAATATTCCTTGGTTTTTTTACTATAATAAAATAACTGCTTTTTAAGTTCTTCTTTTCCCTTCTGTAACTCTACAAGTCTTGCAGGAGTTATCCCTTTTGCATGGAAATCCACAAATATCTTTTCTATTTCTCCATCCCTAATTTCCTCAAAGTTAAAAGCAGAAATAAAATTATTGTATTCTCTCATAAAAGTATCCATCTCCGAATACCATGCATCGTCCCTTGTGACCTTTAATATTCTTCTCAAATACTCTTTCTTACTCTCCATTACCAGCACCTCCCAATATCAAAAATAGCCAGACATCGGATGTCCGGCTACAGAAAATTTTTTTATACTTTTGCTCTATTTTGTCTGCCAAGTGGTTTTAATCCCTGTGCCAAGAGCATTTCGTTACACTCATAGATTGTCTTGGGATAACAAGTCAAAATCAACATACGGTACATCATATGTTGCTCAGTCATCATAAAATCTTTTCTTGATGCCCTTAAAAGACAATCGCTCAGAGCCGGTGGCAACGAAAGTCCAATAATCAACTGTACAACTGTTTCTAACGTTACATTATCGGGCTCATCATTTCTCAATCTCTGAATGGTCTTTTCACTAATCTCCGCTGCCTCTGCTAATTCTTCTTCCGTCATATCCGACCACTCAATCAGCTTATTCAATGTTCCAGAAAAAGTTGCAGGTAAAGATTTCGCAACCTTTAATATGTCTGCATTGTACTTTTTGATTTCATCATCAACATTTATATTTTCATCTGCTGAAGTATAATGTGCTTCAAATACAATATTTGATGCGGCATCCCTATACAAGACGCATTCAGTAAAAAACTGCTCTCCATACTTGTTTACAGACTTTACAACCAAATCGAAAACAAGACAACACCTGTCCATATTATGTCGCGCATAGTCTGTAAGTTCAAGTTCTCCGATATCATTCCTTTGTATATATTTAGCTGAATTAAGGCAAAAATGTGAATCTACAAATACATACTCTCCGCTAGCAATTTTATCTCTTAATTCTAGATTCAATGCACTCTCCGCTACAGCGTCATTTTGTGAAATAGAATATGTCTGATTCGGTTTTAATGAACCCTTTTTAAATGAATGAGGTCTTACATATCTTCCATCCACATAATTGAAAACTCCCAGAACCTCATCGTAACCAATATCATATAATCGTATCTTTGCAGCCTCTCTTGAAACCACAAAAAATGTTGCAAGACTGTCAATAACCCATTCTAACACATCTACAATAGCAACGTTTCCAGCTTCTTGCCGACATCTCTGTATAAATTCTCTTGTTTTTTCTTTAAAAGCAATACTAGGCATCTGTATTCTTGGTGCAATGGCATTTGCCTGCCACTCCATCCAGTCAGTAGCACTTCGTACTTTATTTTCCTTTACGCCACCAACAGTCTGGCATCTGATGAATGTTGCATCCTTATTATATAATCGTTCTAATTCAAAAGCCTTTCTGTGTTTTTCCCAATGAACACACTCATGTATGATGGTATTATTCACAGAACCTAGATTTCTTAAGAAGAAATTGGCAGGATCAACCATGATCGTTTTCCCTGATATTTCTGTTTTTTCTACCTTGCCAGCATCAGCATTATAGGTGTCTATTACTGTATCGCAGAATATTATCTGTCCGAAAACAGAAGAATCTTCCGTAAGCGGTCGTATAATAATACTCAGTCCCATTCTTTCCGCCAATACCTGGGGGTCAACAGCCATTGGGGTATTTAATGCCTCTGGGTAATAAATTGTCAGTATTTCTGATGCAATATCATCTAATTTGTCTTTTGAAATGATGGGAACCAATGAATCTGACATAGGTCTTTTCGGTTCTGCTTTTTCTCTATAAATATCTGTAGATAAAATAATAAAGTCATCCAAATTACAATCTAAGTTTCCTGTACAATGCAACATAAACCATTTAGCGGCTTCTTCATAATTATCATAATGATAATCAGCCTCCTTAACTTCTAAGTCAGCCTCTACTGCCATTTCAATTCCAACTTCCATATCAGGCAAATCATCAATCCACATTTTTTTTATATGAAAATCTGTTGCAACAACTTCTCCCACTTTATGAATATTCTTTACCCATAAATTCAAGCTATCACCATTATCATCTATACAGTTTTGAATAGATTGAATAATGTTATTATAAAATCTATCAGATATATACTCCGAAAATGACCTTGCCAATAAACTTCACCTCATTTCTCATCCATCAATTAGAAACTACATTCAAAGATATTTTAACAACCTACTTTTTTGCGATTTCATTGAAATCTATGTGATTTTTTATATTATTATATGTATCCCTGTATAAGCAAAAAGGTTTTTTTAATCCTTTTTCAATAGACTGAAGATAGGTGTCAATCTCTGAAACAATTTCTGAATTCGTCAACTTTCCAATAGGAAAATGCATACCATTAGTCATCATATCTTGAATATAGTGCTTTGTTTTTCCTACTGCATGAATCCTTGTATCCAAAGTTCTTTGTACATTAAATACTATGTCTCTATTACTTATAGAAATTTCCACAAAACCAACTATCTGGTTATATTTCCACACATTCCTTGGATACTGGTTGTTCATAATACTTTTTACAATTTCTTTGGTTTCTTCTTCGGAATGATTTGCCTGATCCGAACGTTCACGCAAATCATCCTCCCACTTATCCCATCTACGCTTAAATTCTTTTTCTGTCATGGAATATATGGGAATTTCAAATATCATTTTTTCGTTTGGAAAATGCATTTACAACACCTCTTTTATCCTGCTTAGTTCAAAATTTTTTCAAACCATTTCAAAAACTTTTTCCAATCCAAGACAAGCATTAAATCTACAGTACGAATTTTAAGAGGTCTTTTCTTTCCCTTTAAATCTATAAAACTGTAGTCATCCACGATACTTTCCTTTGAAACATACGGGTATAGCAATATTATTCTTTCAACATTCTTAATACTTGAGGAATAAGCATTCATCTGATATGTGTCAGCTTCCTTTGCAAAATTTTTAGGAATTTTCCACTTTGTATCAATAATATCCATCATCCCTGATGATTTTTTAATTGTTATGTCAGGTCTTAATCCAACATACTTTTTCAAGTCAGAATCTCTCTCCAAGAGATAATTTCCTCGCATTTGGTAAATGGCATTATTGCCAAAAACCATCTTTGACACTCGATATATAAACAACTCATATAAATCATTCATATTAAACAGCATCATACTTATTGAGGTGTTTCCTGCACTCAATGTGCTGAAAATATTATTCAGAAACAAGACACCATACCTATAGGCTTCCTCTGCCCTATAGTTTGTAGAATTAAAAACTATAGGCTTTGAAAGAGCTTTTTCCTTTGTGACAGTGGCTATATCATCAAAGACAGGCACTAAATATTTGATGCGTCTTTTATTCTGATTATCATTACTAACCTTATACATCTGTTGAAGACATAACTTCATAAATCTGTTAATCTCATTATCTGCCGTAAACTTTGAAAATCGACACCAAAATTTTGTTGGATCCAATACATTCCTAGAAAACTGTTTGCCAAATAAAATTCTGCCCTTTACTCGATTAATGTTCTGGTCTATCTTTCTATACGAATGTTGCAATCCTTCTTTTACATACTTTTCCAGTGAATTTAAAAAGGTATCAATAAGCATTTCTATCAAAGAATTCTTCTGCATTTGTACCATACCCGGCATTTCACGAACGGACGGATTCTGATGTGAAACTGTTATCATTCTCATCAGTACCATCCTTAATTCATCAGTAGATACATAGCCATATAGTTTCGGCAATATTTCAATATTAAGATTTTTTAAAGAGATGGTTCCCACCCAATGCTGCGCAACTAATTTCTTATAACCCCACTTAAATACTGGCTCATCATCCATAATTATTGACTGAAGTGCCAAAGCATCTTCTTTTGAAATCACATTATGTACAACATCTCTTTTATCTCTTATTTGAAGTTGGTCGTATTCTTTTATAATAATCGTATCCATCATAAGTAAATCTGCTCTAATGAGTCTTTTGTGATATCCTCTGATACAGAATAATGTTTCTTATCATCAATCATATAATCACCTGTATAAGAGAAATAATCATCTGCCACTAAATCGGTATGTTTATAAATAGCCGTAGTACGTAAGTCACCGTTATCATCCAGATCATTAAAAACCATCTGTATTTTCTGCACATCGTCATAGAAGTATTCTTCTAGAAGAGGCACTACTGAATTTCTAATCACATTTGCTATATCATTTAGCGACTTACATCCAATAAACAATGCATGGCCAAGCAAATGTTGTGAATCTAATAAAATTTCAATTCTTGCATTTAACGTGTTGAACAATTCTATCAAATCAATACCATCAATATTATGAGCATCAATTCCTTGTAAATTTAATTCCTCTTCTATAACCTTTGCACTTGGTAACATCGGTCTAAATTTAAATCGTCTTCTCAATGCAATGTCAATCTGGTCGATAGAGCGGTCAGCAGTGTTCATTGTTCCATAAACATTGATATTCGAAGGTACAGAGAAAGTTGTCTTCGAATACGGAAGAACCACCGACAAGGCTCCCGTCTCTCCTTCTCTTTTATCAACTTCAATTAAACTTATTAGTTCGCCAAAGATCTCTGATATATTTCCACGGTTTATCTCATCGATAAAAATCGCATAAGGCTTTTCCTTGTGTCCGGCAGCCTTATCGCACAAAGACTTAAAGACTCCGTCTTTAGGTGAATAATCAATACTCTTTGTTGCCGCAATATATTCTGGTCTAATTCCTTCTATAAAGTTTTCATAAGAGTATGATTGATGGAACGTGACAAAATCATATCTTTTTGTAACTCCAGCACTACTCAAAAATTTCTTAAAGAAATCTGCTCTCGCTTGTTGTACCCTGATTAAATCTACATACCACTCGCCGGGATTTGTTGTAAAAAATATTCTTGGTTGTTCTCTTGTAACCCCAGGAATAGGTGGCTGTTCAATATTATGCTTATCCAACACAGCTGCCACATTAATAGTTACGCCAAGTCCCAAGCTATCAACTTTTGTCTGAATATCCTTGGTAGGCATCTTTCCTTGATTTTGTAGAAGCACCATTGTAATCAAAATCCAATCTTTTGATTCCGTTGTATAAGCACCACGAAGTTGTGCATCAGCAATATCATAATCAATGTAATCATTCATAATAGACTGTAACAGATATGTCTTTCCTGTTCCGGGAGGTCCATAAAAAATAATATTCTCTGCCATATTTTTTCATCATCCTTTCAAATATTTTAATCCAGCTAAAAATGTGCTGCCACTTATAATAGTTGAATGACCATACTTTGCATCATAAATCTCTTTCAGTTTACGAACCTTTGCTGGAGATATATAGCCCAGATGCTCCATATAATACTCAACATCTTTAATTCTTAACTGTGGCTTTCTTGGATTTCCACCTTCCAAACGATCGCGAGCAGTATTATAATTTACATCTAAACCATAATTTGTCATAATATCAGACAAAAAACTTCCTATATCGTTATTCGGACAATCTAAAGATAAATATCTAATTACCTGCTTAGCCACACTTGCATCAGGGGTTCCTCGTCCATCAATCACACCAATAATAAATGCCTTCTGAACATCTTTTGATGAAGAAAAAAGAGCTGTTTTCAAAGACGAAATCTCTGTAAGCAAATCTGTCAAACCTGTTGACTCAAAAAATGTACTAAATCCTGGAAGTCTATTTTTTCCAGAATCGAGAGATGTTCCCTTTATATTATCCTTCATTACTGTGTAGCCGTTGACTTTTGCAGAAATACTGCTTACGAAATCAAAGTGTTCTGCTGTCTCTGTTGGTGTTGAATATGTAGGGTTATATCTTACAGGAGCCGCCCAATACATCTTTCCGTTACTTACAACTTTTTCATCAGCCGCATATATTCCCCCAAGGAAATAAGCAACCTCTTCGGTTAAATATTTAGTACCTGTGTTAATCTTTGCATCATAAACTACATATGTTGGCATATTCTTGTCCTTTCTATATCAGCACAAGGCAAGGAGTCCCTTGCCATGCTACCGATAATTTTTTTATTTTTTCTATTTATTTGCTCATATCTTCAAGAATTGCATCTGCAACCGCTTTTGCAAGCATTGGTGGCACTGCATTTCCGACTTGCTTCATTTGCGATGTTTTGGTTCCATAGAAATGGAACGAATCAGGAAACGACTGTATTCTAGCTGCTTCCCTTACAGTGATAGCTCTATCTAAATATGGATGTGTAAACTTTCCAGATGAAGGAGTATCAAAACGGGTTGTAATCGTTACTGAAATGTCATCTGCATCCATTCTCTCCCAAGTACCACTATAAATAGATTTTGTAATATGCTCAGGAGGCAAATGTTCTTTTCCCCCCTTAGGTGGAATCATCGCCAACCTTTCAAGTGCAATCTTTGAGTGATTAGTAGCAATATGGTTATATACTTTATCACTACCATTCCTCATAATTTTTTGATAATCTGATTCCGGCTCTTTAATATAATCTGAAATTTCAGTTCCCTCTCCAGACGCCAAATAAGACAAATCACTTATAGCTTCCCAAATAGTAGTTCTCTTTTCTTTCTTTTTAGGCATTTCCACCTGCGAATCACCACGTTTACCAATAATAAATGCTCTTTGTCGGTTTTGTGGCACACCATAATCTGCAGCGCACAATACTTGAGCATTAATTGTATACCCTAACTCTGTAAATAGTTTTTCAAGTTCCTGCTTAAAAAATCCCTTTTCAGCCGTCAATAAATTAGGTACATTTTCCATAACAAAGTAATGCGGTTGTACTTCTTTGACCACTTCCACAAAGTATCTGAACAAAAAATTTCTAGGGTCATTAATTGTTTTCCTTTGGCCTTTTTGTGAATATCCTTGGCATGGTGGTCCACCCACTACCAATGTTACCTGTCCTTTGTATTTTCCAAAGGTCTCTGATATTGGTAATTTTGTTATATCATCAACAACCATATTCGCATGCTTACGATTTTTTATATAAGCTTCCGCTATAGATGCATCATATTCATTCGCAATTAATGTTTCGAAGCCGGCTTGTTCAAATCCTAACGAAAGTCCACCCACACCTGCAAACAGGTCAATCATTTTAAGTTTACTCATTTTTAATCACACTATCGAGCCTTTCTTTAGAATTTTTATAATACTCTTTGTCAATTTCTGAACCAATAAATTTTCTGTGATGCATCAATGCTGCAACTCCAGAACTTCCACTTCCTGAAAAAGGATCAAAAATCACTTCATTTTCATTCGTTAATATTGTTACAAAATGCTCCAATAACTGTATAGGTTTCTGTGTCGGATGTTTTCCAAACGCCTTCTCACTCCCCGGCGTTACTGAAGTCTCAACAAAATCATGTATTGCTTTTCCATTATTATTAAATGTACCTGTATGTGATTTATATGTAAAATATATCCACGCTTCAGTAGAATTGATGAAATGTAAATTCATGTTTCGTGGCATAGGATTTTTTTTGTGCCAAATACCAGTAGTCTTGTAATAAAATCCATGTTTCTCAGCCAATTTAATAATCGACTCAACCTTGATAATCGACATAAACATTATCACAGAACCCCTTTTTTTAATTACTCTAGCAAGTTCTGCAAACATTTCATCCATATCTTTTTCCCATTCATCAAATTCCAAGTCATCCCATCCAGCGGCACCAAAAAAATTATCTCTCATTGCCTTAAGATTGGTTGCTCTATTCTTCATAAACAAACCAAGATTGTATGGTGGATCCGTTAGAACTAAATCTACCGAATCATCCTCCATCTTCTTCATCGCATCCATACAACTTTCATTGTATAGACAATACTGTTCGTCCATTTAATTCCTCCATCTAATATGTTCTAAATCATTCTATTGCACTGCTTCCACTTTTTACCCATGCATCAAGTTCGGAACATTTAAATTTCCACTGCTTTCCAATTTTATGGGCAGGTATGCCATTTCCTTTTCTTATCCAATCACGGATGGTTCCTGGTTTAACTCCTAAATAATCGGCAGCTTCATCTATGTTAATCCATTTTTCAACATTTAATGAGTCCATTCTCATGCCTCCACATTTTCTACAAGCAATATTTTCCACCGAACATTATATAACAAATCTCAGTAATTTTCAATATGTTTCTTGTTGTTTGCTATGGTTTGTTGTGGTTTATCTAAATTTACTTTTCATAATATATCATAATTAAAATGTAATAAAGCAAAAAAATAAAGCCTTTTAAAGTCATGCTTAGGACCTCTATTACTTAATGCCAGTTTCCATCATTGTTACATTCTTGCTTTTGAAATATCACGAGCCTCTGAAATCGTATCTGATGTAAGCAATGTATCAAGCATTGCCCACACTCTTCCTGTTGCATATAGCTTTCCTGTTTTCACAATATGAGTAGGTTTGATGGCAGGTCCCAGCGTATATACAAAATGGTCTACCTCACACTCCTCATCCGGCATTTCTTCAAATTCATTATGCAAATTACGAGTAACAACATAATCCTCAATGTGATGAATGGACTGCAACTGTCCGTAATATCTAAATCCAATATAGTTTGGTGGCGTCTTGGGCCATCCACTTCTCCCACCACCAACCGGGTGAAAATATTTTCCGTGTTTTTCTACAAAATCAATCCATGTCAATTCGCAATTATCTGGATGGCCTGTACCAACAGAAACCACATACACCCAATTTGATTCTTTTGCTTGCATCGTCATTATCCCTCCTAAGTATTCCATCAATTCTTTTAACAAATTCTTCTGAGCATTACTCGAACTTGTCCTAGACTCATTTGCCAATTCATATATCCGTTCCCATGATAAATGCAATACGGGTATACCATTTACCTCATGAAAGGGCAAATAAGACTCTGCATACTCTTTGGAACACTCTGACATAGATACGATTGCTTTATGCTTAGCCCCGCTTTGCACTATTGCTTTTCTTTCCGAATACAATTCAAGTTGTCCCGGTGGTGGCAATATCCACCCTTTCTTTGCCTCGACTATAATGTAAAATGAATCATCATCTGTGATTTCTAGGTCAGTTATCCCCTTGTCTTTTTCAAATTCCTGATAGCCAATTCGCACCTTTTCAGGGTCAATATCAATATGCAGAATTTCACCGATTATTTTCTTCATAAACGCCGGACATTTGCATAATGCCCATGCTATACTTTTTGTAATATCATTTTCGAGTGTACCGATTAATTGAAATACACTCGTGACCTCACTACCATATGCGTACAATTCTCCCATGCTATGCCTCCATTAAATATGCTTTTCAAATTCTTTCTGTGCCTCTACAATCTCATTTGATGAAAACGCACACAGTTTCACATCAACAGCATACATCGGATAATCTTCTATGAACTTTTTATATGCTCTGCAACATTGCTTTGTCGATTCAGCTGCCGGATTATCCAACGAGCCACCGAATATCCCCGCACTTATCAATGGAAATGAAATACTGTGATAACCATTCTCTTTCATAACCACAAGTGAGTTATAGTAGGCATTAAATAACTCCTTAAAAGCGTGAGGAGTATTTCCGAAATTTGGTCCCATAGCATGAATAATTGCTTTTGCATTCTTCAAATTAAATGCAGGAGTAATAACTGCATCCCCATCATTCAGCGGAGTCTTATGCTTCTTACAAGCATTTTTCAATTCAGCCATTCCAGCCTTTTTGAAAATAACGCCACAGATTCCACCACCTGCCCATAATCCATTGTTTGCAGCATTTACTACAACATCAACATCCTGGTCAGCGCATGACCCATTTATCAATTCAATATTGCTCATTGGCTTTGAAACGAAGTATTCTCCACTTTCTTCAATCTCCTTTAATCTGCAAAGCCATTTTTCAATGGATCCGTTTTCAAAAAATTCTTTCAAAGCTCCATCACAGAATCGTTCTGCCCGGACTGCGGCCATTATTAAAGCCATAACACCCTGCCCATCCATCCTCGAAACATCTACTGTGGACATGGACTGCGTCTCCCATTTAATATCATATCTTTCTAATATTGAACCATATTGGTTTAGTTCAAATTCCGGGTGTTCTTCCTCGAAATTATATACGACTCTTTCAAATTGACGCACAACCCTTGAATAAACTACAAACGGCATCTGTATCGGATGTTCAAGCGTTCCATCGTTTTCCTTATCAACAATCCACTCTCCAATGGAATCGTCCTTTATTTTATCAATTAAGCCGACCAGTTCTTCAAACACAACACCACACCTCCTTGCACCGCTGTAATCAGTTATCTGTTTCAAATGCAACTTGCCACATACACATATCCATTAGTTTCATTACTGGATACTCTACACCACGGGTGCTTAACTCTGCTCTGACAGTCTCAAACTCATCCTTGTGCGACAAATAATATTTTGCTACATCTCTTACGGATTCTTTGTTGTAACCACCTGCCGAAATACCATACTGCTTTACAGCCTGCACATAGTATCGGTCATATGCCGGAACACAGCCAAGCGTACCCAATAATATCTTTGTGACTAGAGTATCCGTGGCATTGTTTGTTATCCCCTCGATTGATGGCTTTTCATCCGCATAGGCCTTACGGATTCTTGCACTTACCTCCTCTAGCAAAGTAAGAATCTCATCCTTGATAAGTTCTTCAGCCGTTATTCCCACCAATGGATTGTACTGTTCTTCCATGAGAATTTTCACAACCGGGATATGCACTTTATAATCTTTCTGTAATAAAAAGGATGAACCACGATACATTCCCCAGCTCGCAAGATAAAATGCCAAATGAAGCGCAAGGTAGTCATAGGTATTCTCATCCGAACCACCTCTGTTCGTAGTAAATGCATTGTAGCAATGTTGCCATGATAAATATCGACCATGTGCGTCTTCGACCGTTTTATTATAGTATGTACGAATACAGCGTATAGCTTCCTCCACAGACAGAGTTGCTGATTTGCATTGTATCTCCTTCTTAGTTGAGTTAGTTTCTTTACGAGATACAGCCATTCCCTCTCTAACAAACTCTACTGTCTGCTCTGGAATATTAACCTGTCGTGTCAAATATCCTGCATTAAGCCATCCAAAGGCAAACGACTGTGATTCAGAATTCGACCATTGAGCTGGGTAGGTATATGCCGAATCAGATAGCCTAAAACCAATTATCCTTTCTATTTCTGAAAAGGACATCTTGATTTCATCCTTCCCACACTTTTCCAAATATGCTGTTAAAGCTATAAATTTATCTCCTTTAGGCAC